GCCGGCAGATCCGCCATCTTGGCCAGCGTGACCTGACCGTTCTTGATCGTCCAGACCGTGCCGCCGAACGTGACATCAATGTCAACGTAGTCACCGTCGTTGACGTAGCCGCCACCACCCCCTCCGCCACCGCCGCTGGCCAGCGTGATCAGCTGGCCTTCACTCAGGTAGACGAAGCCATCGGCCGAAGCCAGCAGCGTGGTGAGCGGCAGCAACGCTTGCGCGAGCAGGCGGTACGTCACTGGCATCAGTTGCTCGGCATCGTTGTAGACCCCGAGGTACTGAAGCGCAGGGAAGCCGGGCTTCACGTACAGTGTGGTGCTTGACAACGCGATGCCGATCGGCACGGCGACGTTGGTGTAGTCGGGCCAGGTAGTCAGACCTTCCACACCGAGAAACACCGGTTCGAAGGCCGTGAAAGCCGCCCCGGTGACCGTCATCAACCCTTCGCGCTGCACCAGCACGTTGGCGCCGGAAGCCGCCGCGGCTCGCGCCACGCCGAGCACGTTGTAGACGGTGCTCTTCTCGTTGGGGTTCGCCTCGGCGCATGTGCCGTCACCGCTGCCGTACACCGGGTAGTTCGCACGAACGGGCGCTGAAGCACGGAATGTCTGAGTCAGAGAAGCGCTGGTGCTGCCAGAACTCAGCCCGTTGACGACCGCTTGCAGCTGGGCGAGTTGAATCTTCAGCGTCTGGATGTCGTTCGCGGCTTGCGGACCCGGCGCGGTGTTGGTTAGTACCGCGATCAACCGCTCCAGCGCTTCAATACGCTGGCGTGCGTTACCGATGATCTGGTTGAGTTCGCGCGCCTCGGCCGTGCGAACCGCGCCAATCGCAGGTACGCCAAGCGTGGCCATCAGCCCAACTCCCGCACGTCCTCCGCGAGTTGGATCTCGCGAATCGTGGACGTGCCCAGCACCTCGATTTCCAGCTTGCGGTATGCGTCGGTCTCGGCCAGCGTAAACTCTTCCTCGCTGGTCACGACCACCTCGTCAACCTGCACGCCGTCACCGTAGACGCGCAGTAGGATGTTGTCGTAGTCCTCGGCGCGCACGCGGGCCATCACCATGGCAGCCTGCGCCGGCAGCAGCCACAGCTTGCCCTTCCAGCGGAAGGTCATGCGGTTGTCGGCGTCGCCTTCGAAAGCGGCAATCACGTTGCCCACGGCGATGCCCGCCGGCGTGGTCGGCGGAATCGGCAGCGACGGGTCATCCGGCTCGTCAATGTTGTCGAGCACCAGATACATGGTGTCCGTGATCGGGTCCACGTGCACCGCGCTGGCATGGAACGGCATCTCCACCACGCCGAAACCGCTGCTCTTCATGTCGAGCGCGTAGGCCTTGTAGGTCTGCCCCGGCGAGCCACTGCCGCCTTGCTCCGGCGGCCGCGCGAAGAGCCAGTAGATGTCGTTGTGTTGCACTGCTCGAATCGTGGTCGGGTCCAGCGCCTTCCACTGCCGCAGCGTGAAGACGCCATCGGTCAGGTTGCGGGCTTGACCGACACCAGTCACGGCCATCAGACCGTCAGTGCCCGCAAACACCACACCGACACCGGTCAAGTAGGCGAACGAGTGCTTGGACACCGCGGCATACGGCACTTCGAACTTGCTCATGCTGTAGGCCGCCGGATCGTTGCCGGTCGCCACATAGATGAAGCTCTTGGTGCCGATCACCACCGTGGTGTCAACGTTGGCGATGCCCACGATGTCGGTGTCGGTGTTCAACCGGTACAGCGGCGGCCATGCGTGCGGGCGGTTCTGCGCCGACAGGCACAACTGATTGCGGCGGAAGCCCACCATGATCCCGTTCGGCAGCGCCAGGATGCCTTCCAGATCGTCGGGCGGAAGATCCCAGCCCGTGCTCTCCAGCACCTCGCCCAACTGCGCATCGGTCAGCGTGTCGTCGTAGGTGGCGGTGGCCAGCGCGATCTCGGCGACGAACAAAAACTGCGTACCGGTGTTGCCGCTCGCCGCGCGGTAGATGCGCTTGGTGGTGATGTTGTAGTCGCTGGAGACGCCCGAGGGTACTGCAACCGGAGTCGTTACCGTGACGGCCAGGCCATCCGGCCGCAGAATGGTCGCGCTGGCTGGCGACGGCGCGCTTTCTTCGCCGATGTCGTTGACGAAGGTGTAGACGTAGCTGGTCGCCAGGTTGGCCGGGGTGTAGCCGGTCGAGCCGCTGGCCTGCACTTGCACACTGCGGATGTACGCCAGCGAAGCCCCGCCCAACTGATCGAAGGTGCTGTAGGCGCCGCAGTAGTCGCCGAGCGTGGTGTTGACCGTCGTCGTGTAGGTGCCGAGCACCGTGTCGCCGAGCGTGCGCACTGTGGCCGTGATGGATGCCGAACCGTCGCTGTTCGGCACCACCTTGATGTGCATCTTGTAGTAGGTGTCGGCCGCCAGCGCCAGTCCGGTGGTGTAGCCGTTCAGGCTGCCGTACTGGGCCCACGAACCGGCAAGGCCCGCACCGAGCCGCCAAGAGCCGCTGACGTTCTCGATAATCACCGCCGGCCCGATGCCGGCACCGTCGCGCATCACGCCAAAACCTAGTCGCGACTTACCGCCCACGCTGTTGCAAGCCCAGACGTAGGTCGCTTCAACCACCGAAGCGCTGGACACGCCAAAGTTGCGCGACAAGTACGTGGGGATGCCACCGCCCGTGGTGTCGCGCCACCGCAGCTGATAGACGGTGCCCGAGCCGCCGAGGGGATCGGCCACCTGGGTGACTGAACTTTCGAAGGCCATGGGTCAGTTTGTGAAAGGCACGACGGGCGAGATTGTCCACGAGGTGGCCAATTGGTCACCGTTGTCGGTGATGTCGACCGAGAACGTGGTCGCAGTGGTGTCGACGCCCACCGTCAGCGTCGGCGCAGCGTCGGGGTTCGGTACGCCCAGCGGCCGCGTCGTCACGGGATAGGGTTCAGCGCCCGTGGTCGCCAAGGCATAGTTCGTCCAGCGCGGCGCGCCATACAGCGCCGGTGCTGTCAGGTAGATGCGGTAGGTGTCGTCCCCCGGCACGATACCGCGAGCCACATCCACATCCACGCCCCAGGACAGCCACTTGTCGTTGAGCAGGTAGATCGTGCGTACCGGCGCGGCGGTGGCCAGTGTCTTGGTGGTGGAGAACTGCTGCCAAGCAGTGATGTCGCCGGTGAGCAGCCGCGTGCCGACCGCAGCTTGCGCAGCGTTGTCGGGCAGAAGGTGCGGCGCGACCCGTGGCACTTCACCTCGGGGATTGCTCAGTGTGATCTTCACGGCCGCGCCTCCGGAATGGCGGCATCGTAGCGCATCCATGAACGAGTCATCTGGCGGAGCGTGGGTAGCGCCCGTGCGTAGACATCCCCGTCGCTCGTGGAGTCTTGCGCGGCGTGCCGCCGCCACTGGTACCCGAGCATGGGTACCCTCACGGCGCCGCCGCGGAGTCCTGCGGCCGCGCGCAAGAGCCAATCGAGCCCGCGGCCGCACCGGTCGGCCAAAGCCAACGCTTCCGGCGGCATGTACGCAGGCCGGAACATCGCCAAGTGGTGCACGCACCTCGGGTGCATGGCCAAGTCCATCAATGTGCGCTTTCGACGCATGCCGTCCCGGAGGTGCAGCCCTGCGGCGTCGATTTCTTCTTCGTCGGTGAAAGCCAACCCGGCGCTGGTGGTGTGCAGGGCGTCGAGGCACGCGGCGATCGCGCCGGGCAGCACGCGATCGTCATCGTCGACCACCGCCACCGCATCGGCACCTTGGCATGCGGCCCACAGATCCCGGTTCCACGCTTTCGCACCTCCGGCGGAGTGCACGACGATGTGCGGCACGCCGGTGGGAAGCCCCTCGGCCACTGACGACAGCATCTCACCGAACCACAGGTTCTCCGGGCGCGCAGTCACGGTGACGACACGAACGTCCATGCCTCAAGCGGCGGCGCCAATCCGGCGCACAGTCACGACGGCGGTGAAGTCCGCAATGTCAGCCTCGGCACCGTAGGCATTGGCGTAGACCGCCGGGGTGATACTGCTCGCCAACGTCGGCACGTTGACGACGTACCGATCGGAGAAGTTCATGAACAGCCCTATGGCTTGCCACCCTGCGGCCAGAGACACGGTGGCCCCGTGCTTACTCCGCGCCCCGCCGGGAACGCTGCCCACGGAAGGACTGGCCTCGCTGCCGTAGTGGACGAAATCCCCCACTGCGACCGGCCATGTGCCGGACCCTGGTGTGATATTGGCTTGGATGCACACCTCATAGAGCCCGGTCTGCACCAAGTCAACGGCGTTGGTGGTCTCGTTCCACGTGGCGTCAGCACTGGTCTTCAACACGGTGCCGGTCCAGTTGTTGAACACCACACCATCAAACGCGCCGGACACGGAGCCCGTCAAGGATACCGCGAGCTCTTCCAGGGTGGCGGCACCGCCAGAAGCCGAGAGTGTGACCTTGTTGGCGTTCTCGCCGGTGCCCCTCGTGGCCGTCAAGCCTGTCGTGAAGTCCACCGTGTCGACGTTCGGCAACCCCAGGTCCGTGCCACTGCTCTGGAACTGGATGTAGTTGGGGAACGCATCGGGCGCCTGAGGAGGAAAGCCCGAACCGGCAGGAGTCAGACCGAAAGCCATGTCACCGTCCCATCACGAAGGGGCGCGGTCGAGCGCGCTGCGAGCCTTCGTTGTAGGCCCGCTGCACGTCGGCCTTGCCGTTGCTGACGCAGGAGTTCCAGATGGCCTCGTACTTCTCGGCCATCTTCGGGTCGCTCCACGGTTGCCCGGGGATGCGCAGCAGGTGCATGAGCGCGCCCGCCTCGATGCCCGTGCTGTACTTCTTGAGCGGCTCCGAGGGCACCTGCGCCACACCGTCCTTCGGCTGCAGCGCGACGGTGACCAGCATGTCGTAAACCGCATCGGGCGTCGGGTAGAACGCGATCTGGCCCTCGGGGATGTAGCAGTAGCGTTGCGGCCGGCTGGCCTGCGCGTTGGGATCCCACAGGCTGGAATCCTGCGGCTGCAGCGGCAGCGTGCGCGGCGTCGAGACGCCGGCACCCTGCAGCGGCGTGCACGACGCGGCGCGCACGCTGATGATCTCCAGATACGGGTCGCTGCCCAGGTCGTAGACCACGGTGTTGGTCACGGTCTGCCCGGGAATCGTGTCGCGCAGCCAGCGCGTTTCGGCGCACCAGTCGCGGTACGCCTTGACGTAGGCGCGGCGCAGCAGCGTGCTCGGTGCCTTGCGCACGACCAGCGCGATCGCGGCCAGCTGATCGAAGACGTTGACGAAAGTCGTCATGCCACCCCCGGGGATTGAGCCGTCTTGGGCGCTACGGCCACCTGGCCTTGCGACTTGAGGCCGAGTGCAAGCCGTGCTTCGTTCATGAAGGCCTGCGACTTGCTCAGATCCTGGCGCACCGAGTTCTTGGCGAAGGCCAGCGAGAGCATGATGCGCTCGATGGGGTACTGGTAGGCGTCGGACAGCGCGATCGTCTCACCGCTGGAACCGGTGAGCTCATCCGGGATTGCGCCGTAGGTGACGCGCACGCTGCCCGAGCCGTTGTTCGGAGGGAACACGAAGAACTTGCGCGGCGTGCGCGGGTCGGCGGCGAAGTTCTCCACCTCGGTCTGCTGCGTGCCGCGCGGCCAAAAGCGGTTCTCTTCCTGCAGAATTGCAAGATCCGTCTGGGTCACACTGCGCTGCGACACCTCGTTGTCGGTGATGTCGATCAATGCGGTGCCCTCGGCAGGGATGTCCTGCGCGATGCCGGCCACCAGTGCGACGAACTCGCGCTTGGGGTAGGCGTCGAGCTTGTAGTCGCCGCAGATCAGACGCTGCGCGATGTTGAGGTTGGCCACGTGCTCGGCACGCGACCATGTACGGAAAGCCGTGTCCAGCAGCGTGCGCGCCACATTGTTGATGACGGTCTCGACGGACACGGCCATGGGTCACCTCATGCCAGGTTGCCCGCCTCGGCCGCCAGGCGGCGCAGTTCGGCGCGCATCTTGTTGTGGTGCGTCGAAGGGTCCAGCGTCACGCCGTACTCCGACGCCGCGAAAGCGATCAACTCGGCCACCGAAGCAGTGCCGATGTCGAACGGATCCTCGGTCGGCAGCGGGGTGCCGTTGCCCATCGACCGGAGCCACACCATGCGTTCCTCCGGGGTCGCCTTGGGCGAGCCGGTGAAGACGCGGTACTTGGCATGGCCGCGCAGGCGGGCGACGTTCGGCATCAGACGGCCATCGTCCACGTGGATGAGAAAGGGGTTGCGCTTGTCCTGCGCGGTCTGCGCGCGCCGGGCGGCAAGTGCGGCTTCTTGGGCGTCGGTGATCATCGGGTCTCTCCGGGGTGATCAATGTAGAAACCGGCGCCACAGGGGCGCCGGCTGGTAGGTACAGGCTCCGATCAGGAGCCCGCGGGCGAAGTGCCGGGCGTGTACGCCGGGCGCTTCATCTTGCCCGCCTCGCCGTTCTTCTGGGACGGGCCCAGCGGCGTGTGCGGGTAGCGCGCCTTGGCCTTGCCGCTCGCCTGGGACTGTTCCTTCTGGATCGTCT